CCTTGATACTATCGACAACCTTCTCGACGGCACGACGGCAATCGCGCCAAACCTAACGGAGGGGTCGTGGAGCGTTGGCGGCACTGCCATCGCGTCAACAGCGGCGGAGCTAAACATCTTGAGCGGCGTCACCGCGACGACTGCCGAGCTGAACTTGCTAGACGGCGCCACAACAGCCACGTCGACCACAATTGCAGACGGTGACCGCGTAATCGTAAACGACGCAGGCACGATGGTGCAAGTCGCCATGACAGACTTGGCCACGTACTTCACCGGCGACATTACATCAGTAGGCGTGCTAGACAGCGGAAGCATCACATCAGGATTCGGCGCAATTGACAACGGATCGTCCAATATCACAACGACCGGCACAATCTCGTTTGGCACTTTAACAGATGCAACGACAAGCGTAACATCGATTAAAGACGAAGACGACATGGCGTCTGACGACGCGTCGGCTCTTGCGACGCAGCAGTCGATTAAGGCGTATGTCGATGATAAATCAATCACGCAGACGTCTGGCTCTGCGCCATACTATGGCGCGCGTGCATGGGTAAACTTTGAAGGCTCAGCGTCTGGCGCCACAATTCGTGGAAGCCAGAATGTGGCGAGCGTAACGCGTAACGCCGCGGGTAACTACACAGTGACCCTGACAACGGCTATGGCTGATACCAATTACGCAGTCGTCGTAAATGCAATGGCAAGCGATAACACGGGCGGAGTTAGGTTTCACGGCGGCTACCCAAGCTCTACGACTGAGGTAAATGTTTACGCAACTAGCGATGCTAGAGATGGTAGTGATTTAACAATGTGGAATGTAGTCATCTTTGGTTAGGAGTACGCTATGCCTCTGGTGAAGCTAGACATACCAGCCGGCGCGGTACGCAACGGCACAGAATACGAAACAGGCGGACGTTGGCGCGATATGTCACTCGTCCGCTTTTACAACGGCGTCCTCCAGCCAATCAACGGGTGGCGCAAACGCGTCGCCAATCAGCTTACCGGCATCCCACGCGCAATGCATACGTGGCGCGAGAACGATGGCACACGCTGGTTGGCCGTTGGCACGAACTCTAACCTGTACGCGTTTGAGGCTGGCAACACGCTCAGCGACATTACTCCAGCATCGCTAACAGCGGGCTCCGCCACGCAAACTGGCTCCGTAGGCTACGGCGTTGGCGCATACGGCGACGATGAGTGGGGCGCGCCGCGTAAGGAAGCGTCCACAACGCTTGTCACGCCGGCTGCGGTGTGGAGCTTGGACAACTGGGGCGAGTACCTCGTAGGCGTCTTGTCTAGCGACGGACGCATTTTCGAGTGGGACTTAACATCCGGCACTGCGTCGGTAATTGCCAACGCGCCTGTCGGCGTTGACGGGGTCATCGTAACAGAGGAGCGCATCATCTTCGCGTTAGGCGCGCAGAACGATCCGCGTCGCATCGATTGGTGCGACCAAGAGAACAACACTGAGTGGACTGCGTCGGCGACGAACCAAGCCGGTAACCAGATACTGGCGACCAACGGCAAGATCGTTACCGGCTCCAAGGTGCGCGGCGGTACGCTGATCCTAACAGACATCGATGCACACTTGGCCACATACTTAGGCCAACCGTTCGTGTATCGCTTTGACCGCGTGGGCACAGGCTGCGGCGCTGCGTCGCAGGGCTGCGTCGTGCAAGTTGACGTAGGGGCAGTGTGGATGGGACGCGACGGCTTCTGGATTTACGACGGTGCCGTGCGTCCATTGGAAAGCCCAATTGCTGATTACGTGTTCCGCAATCTTAACGAAAGCCAGATCACGCGCGTGACGGCGTTTAACAACTCCAAGTATGGCGAAGTGTGGTGGCTGTATCCAAGCGGGGACAGCAACGAGTGCAATCGCTACGCCGCGTGGAGTTACCGGAATAATACGTGGACAATCGGCGAGCTAGATCGCACCGCAGGCACTGACGGCGGTATCTTCGGCCAGCCTATTATGGCAACCGCTGACGGCTACGTTTACGATCACGAGGTTGGCTGGAATTACGACGGAAACGATCCGTTCGCTGAGACGGGGCCAATTGAAATCGGTCAGGGCGATAACTTGGCCGTGATTACGCGCCTCATACCCGACGAGCGCAACTTAGGCGACGTCACGGCGACGTTCACGAGCCGCCTGTATCCGAATGCAGACGAGAGCACGCACGGGCCGTTTACGCTCACCGCTGAGACGGATGTGCGCTTTACTGGACGCCAAGTGAAGCTAAAGGTGACGGGCGCCAAGAACAGCGACTGGCGTGTCGGCGACATGCGCGTTGACGTGAAGCAAGGAAGCAAGCGATGAAGAAGCTGCCAGTTGCCGGCCCAACGTATGACTATAAGCTGGAAAACATCCGCAACGACATCATTGAGCAGGAGCTGGCGCTTTGTTTGAAGAAGCGTGAGAACGTCTACCTAGATGAAGACGTGCAAGTGAAGTACACGGATGCGAGCGGCACTGAGTACACATTTGGCCAAGTGACCGAGGACACCGTGTCCTTGCAGACGGATGTCACGACGTTGCAGTCTGACTTTACGACGTTAGACGGCGAAGTTACGGCGAACGCTACGGCGGTGTCCGGCTTAGAGACGCGTGTCACAAGCGCCGAGGGAACCATAACTGCGAACTCGACGTCTATTACGTCGCTTCAGTCTAATCTGACAACGGCAGAGGGTAACATTTCTGCAAACGCCACCGCTGTATCATCACTTGATACACGCGTGACGACTGCCGAAGGTAACATTACATCTCAGGCATCTGATATAACGACATTGCAATCTGACTTGTCTGCGCTGGACACAGATGTAACGGCGAACGCCACTGCGGTGTCTTCTCTGTCAACTCAAGTGTCTAGCATTGATGGAGAAGTGACTTCGCTTTCGTCTGACGTTACAAACTTGACAACCACGGTCGGAAGCAACACGACAAACATCAGTACGAACGCTAGTTCAATTAACGGCATCGAGGGCAAGTACGCCGTTAAAATTAACAACAATGGCCACGTATCTGGCTTCGGCTTAGTAAGCACGGCGAACAATGCGACGCCGACAAGCACGTTTACAGTCACCGCAGACGCGTTCAAGATCGTCGACACAAGCGGCGCGGCTACGCCAGCAGCGCCATTTGAGGTGTACACGACATCGCGCACCGTGGACGGCGTTACCGTGCCAGCCGGTGTTTATATGGAGAACGCGTTTATAACGTCTGCCGAAATTAAAACTTTAAACGCTGACGTGATTACTGCTGGTACAATTAACGCAGACAGGCTCAGTGTTGACGGCGTTACAATCGATACTAGCGGCGGAAACTTGATAATAAAGGATGGCGGTGTCGACACAGCGCAAGTCGCCAGTGGGGCTATTGGATTTGCGGGAACAACGACCTTTAATAGCAACCCGATTGGCGGAACAACTGTGACAGTTTCTTTTAGCAACTTGACGGTTGGCTCAAAAATGATCGCAGTTATAACTGGCCTCTTTGCAAGCAGTGTAGCAAGTTCAATTGTGACTATTGCGCCAACAAGCTCAAATGCCACACTAGCACATACTCAAACAACTGGTGGATTTGTAGATGAAAATGGGTCTATAGGTGCCACTGCAACTCCTTACACTCATGTTGTTTCTGCTACAGCTACGTCAACGAGTGGTAACTTAGGATTTAGTATTTCTAAAAGCGGTTCAGGCAGGATAGCTATTAAATGCGCTGTTTCTCTCATAACGTTTAAGGCCTAACATGGACTTCACATTATATAATTCAAACGGACACTGGCTAGGTCATGCTTCATGCTCCAACGCAAATGACATTCCAACGGTAGAAGCTACGCAGCAAGTGGTGAATGGGCATTATGATAGCAATACTATGCTTGTAAGTGGCTCTGTAGTGCCAGCAACTGGCGCTGCTTTAGATGCTCATAACGAAAACATTTTAAGTATTCTTCGAAGTAGTCGTAATTTGGTGTTATCTAAATCAGACTGGACGCAAGCCGCCGACAGTCCGCTCTCCGACGCTAAGAAGGCGGAGTGGGCGACGTACCGCCAGCAGCTCCGCGACTTACCCGCTAACACGTCCGATCCTGCCAACCCAACATGGCCTACGCCTCCGTCCTAGCCAAATGAGTAATAATGTTATACAATTCAGGCAAGCGCCAAAAGTGAGGGTGTTACCGGCCGTCCCAGAATGCCTAGACGAGTTTCTGGATGACGCCATAAAGCTACTCACGCCGGCGATACGACGTCAGGAGCATAACGCCACCGTTGAGGACGTCATAGAAGACATACGAGGTGGAGGTGCAGTCTTGTGGTGCATCTACCTAGAGGACAAGTTGACCGCGGCGCTGACGACATGCGTTGTGAAACACCCTCGAAGGACTACCCTAAAAATTGAGTTTATGGGCGGCACGCAGATGGACGAGTGGATGAACGAAACGATCGCAACGCTCTCAGAGCTTGCAAAGCGCGCGGAGCTAGATGGCATCGAGGCGGATGGCCGCAAGGGATTTGACAAATATGTAGGCGCGTCGCCGTTTCGCGAAGTCTACAGACACTACGAGATGGAGTTGCTCTGATGGGTAGTAAGACTGAAACAAAAGAGATGCCAGAGTTCCAGAAGAAATTTCTGGAAGAGACGGTAATTCCGTTTGCACAAGACTTTTTAGGCACGCCATATGAGTCATACACGGGAGAACGTGTCGCCGGATTAACTCCTTTGCAGCAACAAGCGTTGTCTGGATATGGGGCGCTCTCACTACCTAGTGAGCTTGCGACAGCATCTGGCATTGTGGAAGACGTCGCAACAATGACGCCGGAGGAGCTGTCAGCGCAGCGCGCGCAGTACGCACAAGAGTACACCGATTTAATCATGGACCCGACGCGCGCACGCTTGCGTCGCGAGCAAGACATCGCCCGCTCAACTGAAGCTGGCCAGATGACACGAGCGCTTGGCGGCGCAGGATTTGGCGCATCACGCCGCGGCGTAGCCGAAGGCGAGCGCGAGGCAGCGCGTGACGTTGCAGTGCGAGAGCTGGAGGCGCGCATCGCAGGCCAAGGGCTAGACTATGGCACGCAGCGCCTGATGTCAGACATCGGCTTGCGCACGGGCGCGGCGGGTCAACTTGCCGGACTTGGCATGACGGGGCTTGGTGCGCAAACAGACATCTTGGGTCGCCAGATGGGCGCTGGTGAAGCGGTGAGAGCGTTAGATCAGGCGCGCTTGGATGTGCCGTATCAAGATTACCTTGCCAGAATGCAGTATCCGCTCACGCAGTTTGGCGTACTTACTGGCGCCGCTGGCGCTGTCCCCGCTGGGTATGGAACGACGACTACACGTGATCCGTTTGGTACGTTCGGCAGTGTTCTTGGTGGAGTAGGAAGTTTGGGTATGGGACTTGGCCCAAAAGGCTTTGGCTGGTTTGGCGATTAAAGGTGAAGCATGGAATATATACTGACACAAGAAGACATTGATCGCTACGGATTTACGGACGCCATTGAGGGTGACAAGGCTACGCCCGCTGAGCTTTCGACGATGGGAATGTATACTGCGCCATTTGCGCCGCAGGAAGAGCGCTCTGGGCAGCTTTCTGTTCCAATGCCAAGCGTTGAGGCTCAGTCATCTGAAGCTGTGCCAATGACAGATAGATATATGAGTGGCTATTCCGCATTGCGTGATTTGGGATTAGATGTTGGCCAGACGAACGAAGCACTTGCAGCAATGGGTGCAGACGATGCGCCTGCGGTTACAGTTGACCAGTCTGATACGTCGCAATTTCAGCCCGCGTTTTCACAAATGACGGCTACAGACACCACGACAACTACAATGCCGTCCGCGGATATGTTGGGTCTTCTATCAACTCCGATCTCACAAGACCCGTTTGAGAACCTATCGCGCTCTCAGCGCACTATGCTAGGTTTTGCAGCTTTAAAAGATGCAGGCATGGCATTGCAAGGAAAAGAAGGTGGAGCAGTTAGCAGTTTGCTAGGAGACTTCCGCGCTCGCGCAGACATGGAGCGTAAGCGTCAGGCAGCGGTTGCACAAATCCAAGCTCGCCAGCAAGTGCTTGGAGCATTAGGCGCTGGCACATTGCCACCTAATGCAACTCCAGAGCAGATTGACGCTCACATTGCAAAGCTAACAAGCATCTTGGCGAGTAGCCCAGAAATGGCGCCATATGTAACGGCAGAAATTGCACGTCTAAATCCAATGCGTGAACGTGTCGTTGAGCAGACGGCAGCGTTAAAGACATCCATGCGCGGCGTTGGCGCTGTGGATGCACTGTTGAATGCGCCAAACTTGGACGTAATTACTGGCTTTAAGGGAACAGTCAACGAGTGGCTTAATGAGTTTGGGGCTGCGCCGCAGTATGCGAACCTAACATCTTATATTGAGCTTATCGGCGGTATTAACTTCTTGGATGCATACCAGCAGCTAAAAGGCGGCGGGCCAATCAGTAACTTTGAGGCTGGAAAGGCAGAAGGTGCTCAGTCTCGTATCAACGCTGCTTTAAAAGGTAGCCCAGAAGACTTACGTGTTGCCCTCCTAGAGGCTCAGGCTTTGTTCCAAGAAGCTATAGAGCAGAATCCAATGTACAAGCCAGATGGCGATTATTCTGAAGCTGAGAGAGCTGCACTAGAGGCCGCTCGAAAAGCAAGACAAGGAGCCAGCGACTAATGGAAGAGTATACCGTCGAGGAACTTAGAGACGCTGCCCTAACGCTCTCAGAGCAGGGCGACACTGCTGGCGCTAAAAAGCTATTACGGCAAGCGGACATGCTAGAGGCGCAAGCCGCAGCAACAGCCGCAGCCCAAGGCCCGACAATGGCTGGCGATATTGTCCGCGCAGGCGCAGCAGGCGCAGCACGCGGGGCAGCGGCTACAGCTCAGCTTGGCCCAACAATTCTCGACTTCATGACGGCTGGCCTTCCAGCATATCTCGCAGAGAAAGTATTCGGCGCCGAGCCTACAGAGCGCGTGAAGGGGCCAACGATCCCAGAGCAGCTTGCAGAGGCAACAGGCGGCGCCACAGAGTACCGCGGTCGCACACTGCCAGCTCAGTACGCAGGTACGATTGGCGAGTTTGCGGGCGGGGCTGCGACGCTTCCAATTGGCGGACTTGCGCGCTCAGTGGGATCAGCCGTGCTGCCAGCAATCGCAAGTGAAACAGCGGGCCAGATCACAGCGGGAACTAAGCTCGAAGGCCCAGCGCGTATGATGGCGGCGTTAGGCACGCCATTCGCGCAAGCGGCCGTGACTCCGGCGCTACGCCGTTCTGCAATTGGTGACCCAACAGAGGTGCGCGGATATATGGCTGGTACGCAGCGACCGCAGTCTGTGGAGTTGCTACGCCGAATGGGTATTGAAGACATTTCCGCTGGCCAAGAACTAGGCTCAGAGGCGCTGATGCGCTTAGAAGGTCGCGTGGGGCCATCTACTCCAGCTCGGCAGCAAGTAACGCAAGCAGTATTGCGTGAGGCGGGTACAGACGCTCCTTTGGCAACGCCAGATGTTATGAAAGCCACCCGCGACCGTCTTGGTAGTACGTTTGATATGGCAGATGCTATGGCGGGCGGAGCGCCTACGCGCGCAGAGGGTGGACGTATGATCGCTGCGCTTGATGAGGCAGAGGGCGCAATCACAGTTGGTAAAGTGCCAAACAAGTTAAAGGATATAGTTAAAGAGTTTGGCGAGGCAGCGTTTGCTGGCGATGCAATTGACCCACGCAATATATCTACAACTCGTTCAAACTTAAATAAAGCCATGACAACATATGCGTCATCTGGCGACATGATTAACTACGAGCTTGCATATGACTTACTTCAAGTGCTTGATGATATGGTGGAGCGTCAGCTACGAGCTATTGATCCTGAAATGGTCGCGCAGCTAGGCCAAGCGCGTCAGCAATATCGCTCGTTCCTAACGGCAGAAAGAGCCCTTAATAGAGGTGGTTCAGACCCAGCAAGCGGCATTATATCACCAGACGCTTTGGCAAGCGCTGTGAGACGCCGTGAGGGCGTCAGCTATATGCGTGGCACTGGAAGCGAGCTTGCGGAACTAGCGCGGGCCTCTCAGGAGGTGCTTACACCTCTGCCAGCAGTAAGTGCAGGCGGCATTCGTGATGTTGGTGGTGTTGCCCAGAAAGTGATGCAAGCGATCCCAGCTCAGGCTGCTCGGACAATGCAGGAGACGCTGCCAATGCCAGCGCGTGAGGCTATCACACAGCGCCTGCTTGAGCGCTTAGCACGTCAAACAGGCGGCATACTTTCTATTGACTAAGACTTAGCCGCGCGCTTCTTCGGCGCCGGCTTTGCTTCGTTTAGCTTATCTATTTCAGCGGATTGATCTTGGATCAGGGTCGCGGCTTTTTCGCATGAGCGGAACAGCGCCAGCATGTTGTGTACACGGTGCGGCTGGTTCAGGATGCGGACGAGTTCGCG